AAAGTGTGTATGTATGGAATGTCCCAAAAGGATCTTACCATCTTAATCTTTTGTACAGTGTACAGGGGATAGAACCCATCATATTTAATGGGTCATATCCTCTGCAAGTGCGCCATCGCCGTTCATATAACACTAATTCTCCAACACATTTATTATAGAACTTTTGTTCTCCTATGTCAACAGAGTTTATCTGGCAATTATTGACAAATTATGCTATAATTCCCTTATCAGGTTAGAACGTGATAGGGATAGTCTGGTGGTTGTACCCTTCCAGAAACGGAAAGGGGGTAATGCCATGAATACAATGGAAGTATTGACACTTTTATTGGTTATCTTTACGGCATTGACCTATTTAGATAACCACCGCAAATAGCAAAAAGGCTATTCCCTATTGCCGTAGGGGATAGCCCGTGTTGTTTTGCTTTGTAACCTTATAACTTGTTTATTCGGAAAGAAGCAACCATTAGACACGCCAATATCTCTTGATTGCTTTTCTAACTTGATTATAACATTTGACCGCCAAAAGTCAAGTGTAAGGGGGATGCAAATTTGTGTCTCCCTTTTATTATATCCACATATGATCCCACCATACATGAAGAATGAGGTCTGGCAATGACAAAAGCCATTAAAAACTGCATGATGGAATCGTATCTGAATATAATCAGGGTACCGGCATTTCACCGATACCCATATATTTATTCTGGTATAATCTTTGGCACTGATAATTTGTGCATAGTCTGAATTTGAAGAGATGGTTTGATAATAGGGGACTTTTCCAGAACTTCTTTTACCAGATTCTTCCACTCTTCACCGGCGATCTTAAAATCAACATAACTTCCTTTGTCCTTGCACCGATAGATACAGACTGCTTCGGTTACATAAATATCACCATACTCTTCATTATCACGGATAATGAGATATTCTCCGCTGTCGTATTTATTTGTAAACAGAAATTCCTTCAGGGCATTCTTGCACATGAAATCATAATCAAAATACTCCATCTGTGCCAGGAATCTTACTGCATACTTATTACCGCCGTTTTCCGGCAGCTCTACTATTTGAATTAACTGATAAAATGGATACATATAATTCTGATCCTCACTTTCTATGTTTTCTCAAAAAAATATGGGGTAACGTTTTGTTACTCCACAAAATGAATAAGGGGTTAATCTGCCTTATCGTCAATTATTACTTCTTCAGTTTTGGTACTTGTCACAATTTCTAGTGGATCATCTGTCTCTTCTTCAGACTCACCATTAACCTTTGCTTCGTCCTCGATACGCTTCAGTTCCAATGCGGTATCCGTAGTATAAGGTGAACGATCAATAATAGTTTGTTTGGAAATTGCACCACAATTATACTGAATCTCCATATTCGCCATATCCGCTGCATTGTCAACAGGTCTTGCAACATTAAAGGAGAAGTTTACACTGTCAAACACTTCATCCGATACAGTCTGTCCATTATACTCCATTAGTTTTCGGATATATTCCAATCGTTTCTCAAAACCTTCTTTCATGGACGCAATATATTGTCGTGCGAAATTATCACACTGTTGGTAAAGCATTGTAATTGAAGTCTCTGAAACATTCGCCACATTAGATTGTCCCATGATTGAAGCTGGAACACACGCAATAGCATAAAACTGTTGTATCACATAATCCAGTTCCAGCTTAATTGACTCTCTATCCATCTGAGCATTCGCCCAACTAAAACTTCCACCTTCGTCAATGTTGAGAACTGCACCAACCATGTCCCGTGGTATACTACTATCAAATCTTTGACCAGAAATAATACCAATAGGGGACAAAGATAGTGTAAGCACTGCCGTGTCCAACTTCGATAATAGTGACTCGATTGTATCCATAATCCCCATAAGGTCAAGAGGGAACGGATCACCAAATTTATCATACTTTGATTTATCCATAGCACTGTACCAAATGGGAAGTCCTGTAAGGTTTGGCTTAGTGTCAATCAGTGTGCTATTCTCATAAATTTCCACTTTCTCTGGATAATACACAACATAATGGTCTGCTCTGGTATCTTCATCCTTCCAATATTCAACAAAATGGGTATAATTCCCAAAAGAATCATACAGGGGATAAGAGTCTTTATTTCTGATGAGCTTTGACTTAATCTTATCTCCATCCAGATACACATACTCAAATGTGTCACCATATGTAATCAGGTCTTTCGCTATTTCCAAGTCTGTTTTTGTGTACCCACCTCTTTTATAAATAGTGTTCAACAAAGATACAAATTCCTTATCGCCGGTTATAGAACAAGGAGTTCCACAAATGTACGAAGAGTGGAACTTAATTATACTACGCAACGTCTGAAGAACTAATCTGGTAGGCTCAAATGTGTGTTCTTTGTACTGGAAAGAGGGAATCTGTAAAACCTTGTGATTCCTTCTCAGATAATCGTCAATGTCCTCAACTCGACTAATCCTATCCCTGTAGCGTGTCTTTTTTATCTCATCTCTAAACCAGTCTACTTTTTCTGTGTTCATAGTTGCTCCTTTACTAAAAAAATTCTTAATTGCTTCTATCGGATTTCTCATATATCAATCCTTCCTGTGCCATATGCACTTTTCTAATCTAATGCCCTTAGGCAGCGTTTCTTTCTTTAAGATAGCTTGTACCGCTTTATCTGATAAGTGTTTCTTGTGGTCGTCTGCCATAGACTCATTGTCATAAGAAAAAACATACTCCTTCAGAACACAATTCATATTGTATGTACTCCCACCGTGGTTTACATAACTTACCATAGCTTCATCAAGTATCTTTTTATAATCTCTATATTCCATTTAACTTCCTTTCAATTTTTTATTTATCATAAATACTGTTCATTAAATATACCAGATGCCGTTTACCAGTCCTTCCAGAGCCATAGCAAAAGCCATAACTCTATCATCCTTTGCACCTTTTACCGCCTGTTGCTTGCCAGTATCGTCCAATTGGAATGACTTCATTTCATCAAGTAATTTCTTACTATTTAATAGAATCTGTCCAGTCTCAAACATCTCTACAAAACGATTTATAATAATAGGTCTGCTCTTAGATGAAGTCTGGAATCCTGGCTTCTTTCTTGCCTTTCCTTTTGCATCATATTCTTTATACTTGTATAATCGTATGTATCTATTTTCACCATCATAAAGTTTATCTACGACAGTATGACCGGCTGATAATTTCTCTACTACCAGAAGGGCAGTATTGAAATACTCTCCTACTTCTCTCACCAAATCGGCAAATTCATAGGCTTTAATTTTGTTGGACGCAAATTCAAACACCTGAATACCATTTTGATCAACAACTTCTATCACACTATTATCGGCTGATATGCCCTCACCTGTATCTACACCGGCATAAAAGCGTTCTTTTGGTTTAGGCTCACGCCACATATCCCAGTCTTTTTTCCACTTCTTCATAAGAGTAGGTAATTTTTTCAAATTATTTTGTGGCAGAGGTTTAGTGTCATACAGACCATTAATTCTGGCTTGAATCTTTTCAAGATCAAATATATTATTGCCGGACACAAGAAACGATTCTGAAGCTGAAGTCGGATGTTCTTGCCTAAATTTTTCCAATCCGATATTAGCAATTCTCATTCTTCGCCACATTAACTTCATCATGGCAAGTGGGGTATTATCTCCATCCATTTTGTAATACAGAGACAATTCTTCTTCGTCCAGTTCTTCCACTTCCAGATACTTACCGTATCGGTTGAAATAGATTTCTGTATTCATTTTATATTCATCTAAAAATAATTTTTTATCATCCAACCAGCTAAAGAAAAATGGTTTATACTGTGATTCATGGTATACGGCTTTTTGCCATAACTCATACCAGTAATTCATTCCCTTTGACGTTGATTCAAGTACAATTTGACCGTCAGGACGTAGTGCAGCTTCTATAGCCACTAACTGATTCTTTAATTTTTCATCATCCATCGAGCTTACTTCTGTCAAATGCGCGTAGCGGATTGTGGCACCTCTCGCCTGATCCTTACTGCCACATACGCAACATACAATACGGCTTCTATTTTCAAGTATAAGTTCCTTCCTGTTATTCGCCACGTCTTTTATTTTGATGGACGGATCAAGGTCATCATACATAGCTTTCAATTTCTTAAATACAATATCTACCGTGTCAAGTGAGTATGACATAAGCATACATACGGTATCAGGTCTTGTATGTGTCAAATATAGGCTATATGCTATTGCGAGCGAGGTCACTCCGAGCTGTCTTGCCTTCGCCACAATATTATATTTTCCGAAGTTTTTAACTAATAATTTCTGGTGATAAGTCGGCTCAAATCTAACCTTTTTCCCTGTCTTGTCAACGATGTGAACAAAATAGCGACACCACAAGACAGGATCAGCGACTATCTTTTTTAATTTTTCTTCTCTTGTCATGTGCTTCACCTCTTTAATCAAAAATAAAAAGGCTGCATGATATGACTCATGCAACCTCTAGTGTGTTAAAACAAAGTATGCTTCACCAGGAACACTGTATATCACCTTGATATGCCGTGCTTCTGGATATAATTTCTTCAAAATATCTAAGTCCTGTTGCTCAGTGAATCCGAATCCACTGTTTTTGGTATATAAATATTCGTAAAACTGTTTGTTACTATTACTCTGTGTAAGTATAGGAATAATCCTCTTTATCCTCTAAATCTTCCTCTGAAACATTGTTCAAAAGTGCAACAAGACCATTTTCTTTATTTTCTGCAAAGAATTTATCGGAAAAATCCTCAAATGCTTTAAAAGCCTGTACATCACCGCCCAGTGCTTTCTCATAGTAGGCATTATAAAGCTCTATCTGCTTCTTCTGGTGCAACCGCTTCAGTACCCATAGTACCGCATTCTGTACACCCTCTTCCAACATATATTTTTCACAGGTTTTCTCTGTAATCGTATCCTTGAAAACTCTGTATCTGTTCTTCAGATCATCAAAAGTCATAATGGGGTCGCTTTCGTGATCCTTCAAATATTCAGGGCAATACTTCCACATCACATAGTAAACTTTTGTGTCCGTGTGAAGCATCGCCTTTAGGGTCTGGTAGATGGAAGTCTCCGTACAGACTGGCTTGCCACTACCATTTGCATTCTTATTCGCCATCTTTTCACTTCCTCTGTATCATTTATTCAAGTTCTGAAGTATGTAACAAAGTTTTATATACTTCAATCTCAATAACAAATCATTATTGAGCCGTTCCATTGCATCTTTCAACTCTTCATCGGAAAATGTAGCTTCACACCCCAATCTCTGATCTTTACTGTTTTGGATTGAAAATAATAGTACATCTACAGATAATAAATCTTTAAAAAAGGATTTATATTTCCTGGCTACATCCACTATACCTTTTACCGTATCATCATCCATCTTGTCACTCAGATTATTTTCTACAAAAGTACAGTATGCCAAATAATGAAGTAATATATCCTCAAACAGAAATGATTTCTCTTCTGCTATATTATCATTTTTAAACTCGTCTATTCTACATTTAAACCAGTAACACAATCCATTTACTTTTGTTTCTTCAGTAAATTCTTCATAGCACTGCATACTGTCAACAAATTCTTGAATATCTATATTTTCATTAAATTTTTCATTCCATATCTGACATAGCATTTCTGAATCAACCCCTGAATCATATTTCTTTTTTAGTGCATTATGATAAAGGATTCTTTTTTTTACATTTTTATTTCTGAGTTGAATTTCTCGTTCAATTTCTCTCATAAAATTTTTATATTTTAACGATAAAATTCTTTTTCTATTCTGTATTTTTTTAGAAGATAATTCAGCTAACTCTTCACATTCTTTATATTTTAATTCTGGATATAACAAATGAATATCAGAGTATTTCCCGTATTTTTGATTCCATAAAAACACTTCTGCATCTTCTTTTGGTTCAAATTCCAAAAGTTTCGATTCAATCTCTTCTTCCGTATTTCCGTACATTTCATAAAATAATAAATTACTTACTGCATCCTCCACTCCTAATAATTTATAATTTTTCTCATGTCGAATTTTATTACATAACATATTAATTTCTTTATCAATATTAATATCCTCTATTCTAGTCCCTGGTGTTTCGAGACAATATAAAGGATTTTTATTATTCCACACATCTATGGCATCTAAAATAGATTCTGTATTCATAATATTGCAAATAACATATTCATTTTTCAGAAGTTCATTAAAACTATTAGCATATAAATTTCCATTATAATCAACTCTCATTATGCACATAACCGCAGGATCTTTTTCAATTTTGCATAGATATTTAGAATATGGACAGTATGTATTTCTATGTGTTACACCAATTTTCCCTGTTCTAAATTTTCTATAATCAATAACACCAAAATCTTTACCTCTACCCACCTGTGCCACCATATTCCCTCTCGTAGTAAAAGTAATAAACGCAACTTTATGAAAATTAAGTTTTATGGCTTTTTTATATGCTTCAACCGCATCTATTTCATGGTATTCATCATCTGATATACTGATACCTATATGTGCCGTAGCACATTCATCACTTATTGATTTTTTAAAATATTCTTCCAAGCATTGTTTGATATAACTTTTATATCTATCCAGGACATTATAAAATTCAACATTGAACCCTGTACCATTTGTTGTCATGTTTAAACTGTATATTTTTATATTCCTTTTTTTAGATTCTTCTAAAAAATACTCCATTTTATTTAGTGCTAGTGTCGGTTCTCCACCAGTAAAATGTAGTTGCTCAAATTTATCTGAGAAATCTAATAATCTATCTATCGTTTCAG